TGCGGCGCTGAAAGATCGACAAACCCCGCATAGGCACCCACTTCGCCGCTCACCAGATCAAACGCGGCGTTGTCCAGAATCGCGGTGGGAATGGCGGTGTAGAAGTGCAGCCGGAATCCGGCCATGCCGCTGGGCACCGTGGTGCTTGCAATCAACAGGCGCACCGACTGCACTAGCACGTAGCCACCGCTGGGGCCGATGCTGGGCAGGGTGATGATGGCGCTGCCCGCATTGGCGGGCGTGACGCCATCAGCCACACCAATCACATCACCGGCGGTGTAGGCCGTGGTATTGCTGGGGCGCGTGATGGTGACCGCAGCGCGATAAGCGACACCGCTTGCTTCTACTGCAGCCTCGCCGCCGCCCAGAAAGGTGGCCATCAGTCTTCTGTCACCTGGATTTCCTTAGGTTGCCGACCACGGCGGCGAGGCCTGGCCTCTTCCTTTGGCGAGGTCTGCTCAACAGCAAAAGAGGCCGCCTCCGCAGAGGCAGCCTCCAGCTGTTCACGCAGTCGCCTGAACGCGAACAATCCCACCGATCACTTCCGGTAGAAGATGACTGTGGAGCTGGTCGCCACACGGCCAACAAAGGTGGCCGAGCTGGCTGCTGCCACGGTGGCAGAGCCGGTCACGGTCACGTTTGCACCACCACCAGCAAAGGTGACGGCGTGAGTCGCACCTGCGAGGTTGACGATCGTCACCTCAAAGCACTGGCCGACAATGGCACTGTCGCCCAGCTCGCTGATGATCTCAGCGGCGGTGGCGGTGGTGTAAGTGCGGCCCGTGGATGGGGTCACCGTGATCAGGCTCTCGACGCTCTGGGCAGCGGTGAGGGTGGTGTCAGCGTTGCCGCCGGCCAGCAGCACGCGGCCCTGGGTAGCGCGGCCGAAGTTGGCCTGCTCCAGTTCAAAGATGGATGCCATCGTTAGTTACCTCAGAAGTTGGGGTTGGAAACGATGCTGACGACACCAATGTTCTTGGTCTCGTAGATCTGCGTCCAGTTGCTGGCCGCTTCCAGCGTGGCGCGGGACGGGTTCACACCACCGGAGGTGTAGGACACACCGAGGGGGTGATAGAGATTGTGCCAATGCACCGACATGGCATCGCTCAGAGCGAGGATGTCACGGTCGGTCTCGGTCACAAGGCCCGACTGGGTGCCGGAGGCCATGGCGCCAGGGGTGAACAGGTACGAGGCATAGTTGGTGCCATCGTTGTTCACGTCGTCAGAGACGATCACGCGCATCCCCATGTAGAAGGGAACGGTGAGGTCGCTGGCAAAGGCTGCGGCCATGCTGCCGCCAAACACCGGAGCAATGCCGGTGGTGGCTTCAGTGCCGCCGCCACGTGCCTCATCGTTGGTCACGTAGTCGATCGCCTTGCGCTCTACGAGGTCGTAGAAGCACTTGCTGTGCATCGCAATGACGCTCAGCTTTTCGCCTTGATCGCCAAGAGCAGCGCGGGCTTCAGCCACCTTGCCGGGGTTGAGGGTGACTGCCGTTGCGTTGGAATCAATGGCCAACACACGCAGCGCACCCGTGGTGTTGCTGGTCAGCGGGCCAAAGACACCGCGCAGGATGGAGAACACATCCTTCTGCTGCTGGTGGCTGATGTAGTCGGCGACCTTGCGGCCAATGGCCTGCATGGGGTCGTCGCCAGCGGCCAGCGCAGCCAGGGTGCGCACTTCCCAGGCGCGGCCACGGTGCAGGACCGGGCAGATCTGCTTTTCAGCACCGATCTTGCCAGGGATCAAGCTGGTGGTGTCGCTCAGGACTTCAGCGTCGCCGCTGAGGTTGGCGGACCAGGACGGGACGTTCACATAGTCGCCGCCTTCTGTGGCATTGAGAATGTCCAGAGGTTGGATCACGCCGCTGTTGATGAAGGCCGACCGAGTGGTGACAGCCTCGTCAACGTAGGCAGTGAACACCTCGGGGACAATGATGTCGCTCCGAAGGGTTGCCATGATGATGGTTTAAGAGGATTGGGACGCGGCCACAGGCCTTCACGGGTCAGCACAGCCTTCCCTTACGGCTATAGATTACCGCTTGGCTTCTGATTTGAGCTTGGCGTATAGCTCGGGGTTTGTTTTGAACAGGCGGCCCTGTTCGGTGAGGTTGTAGTGCTCAGCGCTGAACGGGTTCTTGGTGCCTGATGGAACAACCGCCGCGTTGCGACTTCCGGCCGGTGCGCCGGTGCCTTGGGGCTTGGGTGCCTTGAGCCGATACTGCGGCAGGCTGGTCTTGGCCCAGTCGTTGATTGGTGTGCGCTGATAGCCATCCACCACAACAACGGTGCCATCGGGCTCGCGTTCAATCTGCTCCGGCTTGAGGCGCAGGCGGATCACCTCGTCAGGGTCGTGAACAATGTCCGCCAGGGCAGCGACCGCAGGGCCGATCAACTTCAGCTCGCGGTTCTCAGCTTCCAGGGCATCAAGGCGCTGCTGCAGCGTGCCTTCACGCTCGCGGTACTGCTGCTCCAGCTTCTGGCGGGCTTCGCTGTAGTTGCCCTGCTGTTCCAGCTCGGTCTGCTCGGCGCGTTGCTTGAACTCCAGCAGTGCCCGCACATCGGTGCCATCAGGCAGCTCTGCTGCCATCTGCTCGTATTTGCGCAGCTTGCGCTTCTCTTCCAGCAGTTCCTTGTTCTTGCTGCGCAGCAGGTTCAGCTCAGCTTCCAGGGCCGAGGCATCAGGTGCAGACTGCTCCACAGGAGCGGTGTCGTTGTCAGGCATGAAGACCCACAGGGTCAAAGGTGCGGCCTAGGTTGCCGTCACAGCCGGTGACTACCGCTCGCTCATGGCAGCTGCTGCAGGTTGGCGCTCAGCTGCTGCTCTTGCGCCCCCAAGCGCCGCTCCTGCTGCGCAGCTGTGGCTTCCAGCTCGGCATCCACATCGAAGTCGTCATAGAGCCATTCGCCATCGGCCAATTGGATCAGCAGCGTTTCCTGGGTGATGTCACCGCCAACGCGCAGCTTGATCAGCTCGGCCACATGCGAGGGCTCCAGCTTGTGCGCCACGAAGTCGTTGTTGACCATGCTGCTGCCCGCTGTCGGCAGGTTCAGGTAGGCCGCATGAAACCGCAGGCAGGTATCAATCAGGTTCTGCAGGCCCAGGGCCACAGCCATCAGCGCAGCATCACCCTGGCTGCGGTCGATGCTCTTGGATTCGGCGGCCTGGTTGGTCATGTTCTGACCGAGCACAGCGGCTAGGCCCAGCTCGGCAATCTGCTTTTCAATGCGATCCAGCTCGGTGAAGCGGGCCTGATAGCTGGTGCCGGTGGGTTCGCTGAACTCAGCGCGTGCGTCCACCGGGAATGCCATGGCTGACGCTGGCCCAGCGTCCAGCTCGTCCAGTTCAGCCGGCACGCCGAACAGGTTGTAGCGGGGAACAGCTGCAACGTGGAGGATGTTGGCCTGATCGGATTCGGCGCGGTAGGCCTTGAGATTCAGCCAGGCCACTTCCTCCAGCGGCGGAGTGGATTCCATCAGGCCGGTGCGGTTGGCATAGGCCACGGCAAAGGGGATCTCGTCAAGCGTGGTGGCACCTTCGCTGATCAGCTCCCAGTTACGACTCTTGGATGCCTGCTTACGGAACAGGCGGAAGCGGCCGGGTTCCAGCACGCGCACCTGCTCGCAGACTTCCTCGCCGAACTCGCCGTAGGGAACGGTGACCCGCTCCAGCAGGCGCAGCTGCGTCAGCTTCTGGCTGCCGCCGATCACATCAGTGCGCCAGCCGAGGATGTCACGCGGCGTGTAGCTGACCCAGTACGGCCGGCTGAAATCAGTGACCGGGGTGTCATCGCCCTCGTCGCCGCGTGGGTAGTCCACCAGGACGCCAACATGCCCGTAGCGGATGCAGGTGCGGGCCAGCTCCTGCAAGTAGGCGTTGAGGTCGTTGCCGGCTAGGTCTGTGTCAAAGAGGTGCTCCTGGATCGGATCGGGCACGTTGTCGAGGCGCACCGGCTTGCGGCACAACATCCCGGCCAGCATCTGCTCCAGACGCAGCATGTAGGGCGGGCAGACGCTGCGGGCCAGGCGGGCGCTGTAGGCCTCGTCTTCCTCGCGGGGCTCCTGCGGCAGGTAGTGCTTGCCAGCGGCCTGCATTCCGAGCGTGCCAAGGCCAAGCTGCTCAATCAGCCGCCAGCGGGGTTCCATGCGCTGCCAGGCCAGCGATGGATCGTGAACCTGCAGCTCTTCGACAGTGGTGAGAGACAGGTTGTTCAGGCTGGCGGCGAGGTTATGCACGGCGGCTTGGCAGACGGGTATCAGATGATCACTTGCGCTTGCTTGCCGCCTTTGTCAGCTTGTCAAGTGCCTTTACGTTATTGCGCTCGGCTTTGTCCAACTTGGTAAGTGCAACGCCAAGAGCAGCATCACGCTTAGGCCCTTTTGGCAGTTTCTTGGCTGCAGAAACAGCTTTCTTGGCCGAACGTTCTGCCGCAGCTGCCTTAATCGCTCCTGCGCGAGCGCTGCCAACTGGGCTGCTGATGCCTTCTTTCATGACTAGCTTGGCACCTGCCTTGGCCTTAAGCCTTGGCGCTTGCCCGCGTGAGCTGGGGGCCGCTCTGCCGCTTGTTGCGGCCACGGACCGAGCGACAGAACCGCTTACGCCTTTGCCGCCCTTGGCAATCGTGCCTTTAGGCGTTGACGATCCACCGCCCCCAGAAAAACGGCCTCCTGAATCGCGTTTGTAGGAACGGGCCATGGCATAGGCAAGATCTACTTCAAGGTTTCCGCTAGGCCAGGGCTTTCCTCACGGCATAACGGCTGATGTTGAGGTGCTGGGCGATGCGTGTCTGGCTGTAGCCGGAGCGGTGCAGGCGTTGGATGCGTTGATGGCGGCTCTCGCTGAGCCAGAGCGCCACGCCGATCAGGACAATTAGCGGCAGCAGCAGCCACACGGCTGCGCAGGTGATGGTGGTCATGGGGTCAATGCAGTGGTGGTCGGTGGTGGGCGCTGCCCATCGCTTCCGACTACCGAACACTAGCCCATAGGCTCCGCTATGTCGAGCTAGTAGAGCCGCACGCCGCGCACAGCACGCCCGGCCGTTGGCCGACCCACCTCAAACAGGCGGTGGCACATGTAGCCCAGTCCATCGACCATGTGGTCGTAGCCAGCCTGTTTGTCGGGCTCACCCTTGTCGGTGTAGCTCTGCAGCTCCAGGCACTCGATCAGCTTGCGGCAGCGCGGATCAATCCACAGGCGGGTTTCGCCGTTGCCGTTCTCCAGCAGCGCCTGCACCGAAGCCACACGATCGCGGATGGGCGGGTTAGCTGCCGGGGCCATGTTGCTGATGTCGTAGCTCTGCAGGATGGCGATGTCGCTGCGGCTGCTGTTGGTGCTTCGGTTGCGGCCTGAGGCATCCGGGTAGCCGAGCACCCGCGCCTGGGGGTGACGGCGGCGCAGCTCCTTGCCCAATGCGTCGGTGTCGTGAGCGGCGGCGATCTCGTCAATGATGAACAGCTCGCGGCCACGGCGCACACCCAGCACCGCGTTGGTGTTGCCGACGTTGAAGTCGCAGCCCATCAGGATCGTCTCGTCATCCTCAATGGCGATGGGCGCCACATGGCGGTTGCGGTTGAAGCGGTCGTAGACCGTGCCGGTGGTCAGCGAGACGAACTCGCCGTTCAGGTACGCCTGGATCAGGTTGGCCGGGTAGTTGGCAATCAGGCTGGGGATGAAGTCATCAGGGAGGTGTGGGTTGTCTGCGGTGCGGGCCTGAATCAGGCGCGTGTCGTCTTTGGCATCGCGCTTGAAGGTTTGGTAGGCCCAGCCGAAGCCCTCTGGTGTGGTGGCGGCATAGAACTGGCGGACGTGGCCAGCACGCAGACGGGCCAGGGCCATGCGGGCTGCGTTCTCGGCCACGCGTTGCGGGGCGGTGTCGGCCTCGTCAAAGCCGATGGCGCAGAGGTTCTGGCCCCGAATGCGGTTCCAGGTTTCCATGGTGCGCAGCAGGATCGTGTGCTGCCCCTCGGCAAAGGTGAGGGTGTATTCAGGCAGCGGGCTAACGCGGAAGGTGAAAGGGATTTCCCACTCGGTCAGCAGGTCGTCAAAGGTGCGCTCCAGGATGTCGCGCAGCATGGGCGCGACGGGTTCAAACAGGGCTGAGGCATAGCCGATGTTCTGCGCGGCCAGGGTGACAGCCTTGGCAACCAGGCCGTGGGTTTTGCCAGCACCGAAGCCGCAGACCAGGCCAATCTTGCGGTGGGTGATGTCATCGCAGAAGGCGAGTTGATGGGGCAGGAGGCTGGCGCGGACACGGGCTAGGGCGTCAGCCGCTGATGGCGTTGACGAGTCAATCTCTGGGTTGAGAAAGTCAAGCAGGCCAGAGTGAGTGGTGATGCCGTCCAGCAGGCTGGGCATCAGCTCATCTCAAAGCGCAGCAGACGTGCCTGGTCTTCCAAGGCTTTCAGGGCCACGCTGAGCTGGTTGGCTTCTGATGCGCGGCGCTCGTATTCAACGAGGCGAGCGATGGCAGCAGCTAGCCATTGCGGGCGCTCCAGCTCGGCGTCCAGTTGCATCAACTGGCGTGCGCGAGCGATGTAATCATCAGCCTGACGAGCTGACACATCCCAGGTATTTGCAGCGTGCTGAACAATTTGATGCCTACTGTGCGCACGAAGTAGCAGGTCGTAGACAGCGTTGACCCGCTCGTCAATTTCTACGTTGGTGCTCTTCTTTGCCATGGCCGGAGTTTAACCGGAAGCGGGCATCAGGAGGATGCCGTCAGCCGCGAGGATGTTGAGACGCAGCTCGGCATCATCCAAGTTTTCAGCCCAAACGGTGGCCATGCGGTTGATGCGCTCTGGCGCAACGCGGTACAAGAAGAGGTACTGCCCCTGCAGGGGATGAGCCAGGGAAGAGGGAACGTAAGCGCCGGTCAGCTGAAAGGAGCCGAGGAGGTTGATGGCGACGTGCTCAGCATCGGCCATGGTCAGCTCGGGCAGATCAATGACCAGGCCGAAGGGATCCCCATCGAAGGGATGATTAGCGACGATGCTCCATGGTTCCATGGTCGTGGCGTTGTGGTTAGGTTGCCGCGAGGGGGATGATGGTGATGAGGGCGCCGGGGTGCTCTGCGGCGACGGTGTAGCGCTTGGTGAATGAGGAGATGGCGATGCGTGCGTCGTCTTGAAGGAGGCCAGCATCGACCAGAGCATCTTCAGTAGAGCGGAGGCATTTGCTGCCATCGGGTTTGACGCTGTGAAAGGTTGGCGCTGAGGGCTTGAGGGTGCCTTTGGCGGTGTAGTGCGACTTGGGACGGGGGAAGAGGAAAACGCAGGAGAGGGAGACGGGGCCGGTGATGGTGGGGTGATTGACGGCAATGGCGGCCTGCTGGACGAGGTAACGCCAGGGCTTGAGGTTCTTGCAGGATTCGACCATCACGCCGTTGCCTACGTGGCGTTTGCTGCCCTGCGGTTGCGGTGCCATGCCGGCGACGGTGAAGGTAATCACAAGTTGCCCTTCTGGCTAAACGGCAACCTCAGCAGCAACGGCAGCAGGCGCACGAAGGCCACCTTGAAGCACAGCTCAACCGCTGCGCCGAGGGCGAGCAGCAGGGCGAGGGTGAGCAGGGCGTTAAGCATCGGCACCCTCCACCCCAGGCACCGGCAGGGCGTAGTGCGGGAGCCAATGGGTGTGCCTGTTGATGCAGTATTCAGGCATTCCCTGAGACCAACTGTCTTGGCCGTAGTCCCACCACCAGCAGCAGCCTTCCTTGTCGCAATCCTCCGGTCCCGGCAAGCGCTCACTCACCGGCACCGGCTCGATGGCGGGGCGGCCCCAGCGGGCAAGGACGGCGCGGGCGTATTCCAGTGCGGCGGTGTTCAATGCCACGCGGAAGATGCCGGGCTTGACTTGACCGCCAGTCGCATCGCTGCAAACCCAAGCCGCATAGCTGAACTTATCTCGCATGGTCTTGGGCATCAGTGCCAGCAGTTCTTGGTCAGTCATTAGTATTTTTCACTTTGCTTGTGCTAGATTTTAAGGCTAGTACAAAACGCCATTTGGAAATACGTGGTTTTCTTACTACTACCGCATCCTTCGGCATGTTTCCCCGACGGCCGTACTTTTTTCCTGTCCGGTCGTCGTAATAGTCGCAGCGTGGATTTTTCCTCTCTGCGTCAGTTCGTCCATCCTGTTGCCAATTCGCGGCCTTGTAAATAGTTCCAGCGTGGCCTGCTGACGGGTCAGCGTAGCTTAACAGGTACTGTACTTCTTTATGGAAGCGTTTTATGTACCGTACACTTTGTCCAATCAGCCACGATTCCGCATTTCGCGGTATGCTGTCTAGCAGATACACCCGCGCAAGCTCCCATACCTTTCCGCCGTACCGCTTATCCGCTTCACGAGGCGGAGCTGAGTACACAATGCACCCAATAGGCAGTCTATCGCGCTCCACCACAAGGCAAAGCAGGACAATAGCAGGACGTTTTTTTTAGGTAGTGCGCCTGTATAAACGTATCAACCTCAGTAATTGAACACGCCCGCACGGAGCAAGCCTTACGCCAGCTAGCATCAAAAACAGGAGGTACGATGTCAGTCATTGCCACCCTCCAGCTCGGCGGCGATGGCGAGTAGATCGGAGACAACAATCACCCACTCTGTTTCAAGATAGTCAGGATGGTAATTCCATTCAATCTTGCACTGATCCGCAGCAGCGCGGAGGGCACCAGCAATAGACGGTCCATCCATAAGAGTTGGCACAGCGCGAAATCCATCTAGCACCGCCTGCGCGGCGGGGGAAAGGGTGCGGTCAGTCATAGCAGATCCATCCTTGAGCATGTCTTCAGTGACTCCACCCATTCCCGACCAGGGCGATCAGCAGGCAAGTGCCACCACCGTTGAGTTTCGGGGTGTCTTGCCCAACAGTCTTGTCTGTTCCATATAAACCTTGTTTCAGAAGGAGTAAATGGAGGAAGGTTTAATCCTTTGTCAGAAAGAAACCGAAGAAACTCATTTTCTCTGTTGTAGTCAGTCATTCAGGTAGCGCCTCCAGTGCGGCGGCGATGGCGAGGAGTTCGGCGCGAGCAAGTCTGCGTTCAGATGCTCTGCATTGGTGTTCAAGTGAATCTGAGAATCCTCCTTCGCACGACTCTTCTTCCGGCACCACCTGATCCGCAGCAGCGCGAAGAGCGGCGGCGGCAATAATCCCTTCGTCGTTGGGGGCCTCCTGTTCGGCAGACCAATAGGCAGAGAAAGCTGCATCCAACACCGCCCTGGCGGCGGGGGAGAGTTCAGTCACAGCAGCACCTCGCGACAAAGGCCATGACCATAGCCATCAACGCCAGCCAGGGATGATTGCCGATCGCCAGGCAAGCCGTGGCGATCATCAGCAGCCAGACAAGTAAAGACATCACGAAAGCAGCGTTTCAACCTGGCGGATAATGTTCTCGGGTACGGCTGGCGGGCGCGGCACCCAGCGATTGGAGGCCCAGCCAGCAGGCCCCCATTCAGCGATCTGATCAAGCAGCTTGCGCCTTGGCGTGGTCTTCAGGAAACGCACCAGGGTGATGCCTGGGGCTAGGCCCTGACGTGCGGTGATGCGCAAGTGTGTGCCATTGCTGAGGCTATTGAACAGGACGTGTTCAGTGGTGCTGGTCATGCCCCACGCACCTCCCAGAAGTGCTTGATCGTCGTCTCGGCTTCGCCTAGAGCAACGGCGAGCTGCTCTGCGGCCTTGAGCTGCTGGCGCTGATCAAGGATGTGCTCAGGGTAGGTGTAGGACTTGCGGCAACGGCGGGTGATTTTGCAGTCGTTCCATTCCATTGCCTCCTCTGCCTCACCTGCTTCCACCAGTTGATCCAGCGCGTCAAGGAGTTCTTGTCGTCGCGCTTGAAGGGCCTTTTCACTGTGGGCCAGCTCCGTCAACTCATCCAGTGTGGCCTCAAGTGAGGGCAAGGATGATGATTCCAGCGATGAGCAGGCAGGACCAGAGGAAGAGGATGGCATCAGCGTGGCGGCTGAGGAAGCTGTGGCGGGCTTGGCGGTGCGTGCGGCGGGCATGACGGTTTGGGCGATGGGAGAAGGTTGGAAGCGTGGGCTCAGTCGTCGTCAACGCGGATGACACGGAAGAGCGCGTCGGGCCAGAGGTCATGAAGGTCGGCAGCGAGACGTGTGGCCTGCTCTTGCTGTTGGAAGACATTGGCGTCGGGGTTGAGGGGTGTATCGAGGAGGGGAAAGGTGGAGGACCAGCCGGTAGCGGTGAGGGATTGGATGGCGTAGCTCATGGCTGCTGGGTGCAGGCGATCAGTTCGATGCCGGGGTGATGACGAAGGAAGGCGGCGGATACCTGCTCGGGGGACCAAGACGCATCGGCGCAGAGCATTTCGCTGATGGGCGTGATCTTGCTGGTCGCGCAACGCTCAAGGGCTGGCACGTAGGTGAGGAGGAAGGTCATGACGCGGGCCTCCAGCCGTTGCGATAGGCGAGTTCGATCAGGTACTGACGGCTGTGGCTGAAGTAGCGGATGCCGTGGTCTTGGAGGAACTCGACAGCGGGCTCTTCGTGGTAGTCGTCGTGGACGGCCTGCTTGAGCAGGGCTTGCAGCTCGTTAGGGCTAGTCATGACCACGGAAAGGATGGGGTTTCCATGCCGGGAGTGAGCTGCACGGTGTAGGGGATGCCTTCGGCTTGGAAGGCGTCGTGCAGGTCGTCAGCGTCGTACTCGTGGCTCCAGTCGGAGCGGTGAGCATTGGTAAAGGTCACGCGTTCTGCCTCCCAGGTCTTGCTGGGTGGGGTGTTGGGCAGGACGGTGCAGAGCGGATGCTGCATGGCTGGTATGCGGTGGGGTCGCCCCCGTGTTCAGACAATAGGCTAGCCCAGTGCAGCCGTCAAGGGCTGACTAGGGAAGAGGGTGCCGGGATTCCGATGGGCCGCATGCCCTGTCCTGATTCCCCGTGAGGGTGTTGTATTCGGACCATCCCGGCAGGCCAATGGTGCCATGGGATGAAGGGAGAGGGAGCTAGGCGCGGCTAATCAGCGGCTAGAACGGCCTGAAGCGCTCGACGTAGAGGTCGCAGGCATCCAGCCAAGCCTGCAGGCATTCGTCTGCGGTGTGGGTCTGGATGGTGAGGCTGCCGGGTTTGGACCAGAGCGTGAGGCAGCGCGAGAAGAACAGGCCGTAGTGATCGCCGATCATTTCGACACCGGCGCCGAGCTGGGGCCTGGTGTCGTAGGCGCTGCTGCCCGCGCTGCCTTGTGTCTTGAGGTCGGCGACGGCATAGGTGCCATCCGGGAACTTGAGCACGAGGTCAGCGGTGCCGGCCACGTTGCGGCGCAGGCTGTAGGCCATCACTTCAGCGCCGATCACCTGCACTTGATCCCAGAGCGGGTGGGCAAGGAGCGGGTCGATCCAGGCGGTGTAGTCGGTTGGGTCGGGTGGCTGGAGATCAGGCGGCGAAGGATTCCAGCGCTGGTGGGCCATGGCTTCCAGCGTCTGGTGAATGGTGTTGCCGCGTGGTTCCCAGATGTGACGGCTGGCCATGATCGCTTCCATTTGGGAGGGTGTCTTGGTGACCGCAGAGATCAGGGAGGTGACGGAGGTAGGGAAGACGTGGCCATCGGCCAGGCGGTAGACGTGCGCCTCGTCGCGGGTGATGGGGAGGGGGTTGAGCCAGGTGGCTGCAGTTGGGGTCAAGGTCACAGCGGTCTCAGTCGATAGGGGCATAGCTAGTCCTAGTGAGTAATGACTGCCACACCGCAACCGGGCGGCGGTTGGCGCATGGGCGGCTGGTTGGAGTCACGCGGTCCGTCTTGACGATCAGGCCGTCCACAGCCGCAGCACGCATCACGGCACCCATGGCGCGATGCTCGCGGGTGGTGAAGCCCAGGTCATCCAGCTCGGCCCAGACCTGATCGGCCGTGAACTCCGCTTGCGTTTCAGCCAGGTGCTGCACGATTGCCGCGGCAGCCGCTTTCCAGTCGCTGTTGGCAGCATCCCAAGCGCGGGACATGCCATCAGCCTTGTTGGCCTCACCGTCAAGCACCAGGGCGAGTTGCGTCACCATGGCGCCTCCGTGAGCGGCTGCTCCAAGGTCAACGGCAGCTCTGGGGCTTCAGCTGGTGTTGGCCCGGTCGCTGGGATGAAATCACGCGGGTCACTGATGGCAACCGCCTCTTCAGGCTCGGGGTCGCGCAGCAGGTTGCGGTAGGTCGAAGGGTTGCAGTGAGCAACGGTCGGGTAGTCGAAGTGCTCTAGCTGGCAGCGACCGGAATCGACCAGACGCTGCAGCAGCTTGCGGGCAGCCAGTGCCGAGCTGACAGGTTTCAGTGCCATGCGTGCATCCGCTCCCGCTTGTGCTCTTCCTCGGCCAAGGGGTGCAGGACAAAGCGTCCTGGCGTGACACCTTCCACCGGCGGCGTGTAGGTGCAGTAGCGGCCGAACTCGTCGTAGCGACCGAGCGGGTAGGGATAGGCGCTGCGCAGCCGCGAGGCATCCAGCTGGTTCAGGGCAGCGTCAATGGACTGGGCCG